TAGCAGAAGTCAAACGTTTCTTCATTCCCGACATTCTTGCACAGAAAGACTTGCGTCTGTTTGCTGCTTTTGAACCTGGTTTTAACTTCGATGGTTTTGTTGTAACGGCCATCGATAACTTTGATCCTGGATTTTCTCTACGATAAGATGCGATACCTTTACGGTTCAAACCACCAGATGCTGATTTGCCTTCTTTGCGTTGCCAAGCAGGTGTTGACTCTTCAAGATCAACTTCTTCACTGACCTTTTCGTTTTTACTTGACATGTAACCAGCAACAGTTTCCATGTAGTCTGCGGCCAAAGTTACTTTAGATTGAACCCAAGCAGGAATCTGCATTTCTGGATCTTTTACTGTATCACGCAGCATTTTAATTGAACGCTCGATTTGATCCAGTTGATTCATAATCATGTTGCCTTCATCGTCAAGTTCTTTACCCATTGCGATTGCAACATGACTTTCATCAAGATCAACTTCTTCTTTGTGCCAGTTTTTTGTAATATTTTTTAGTGATCTGCTTGTGTCCATGGGTTCTCTTGTTTTTATTTTATCTAGAGCTTTTGACATACCAGCGAATCTCTTATTAGAAGTCTCCATGTCTCCTTTTTTTGCAGAACTCATTGTTTGACTCAAAGCTTTTTTGGTGTATCTTTTTAGTGTGCCCGTGTCGAGTTCATCAATTTGTTCAATTTCTTCCTTCATTTTAGACAATTTGATTAGAGACTTTGTGGCTTCTTTTGATGAATTTTTTTGATTTTTCAAATGTTCTGCATGAGCGGAACGTAATCCTTCGATAGCATGAGTCATATTTCTTTCACCCGCTTCACCTTCACCTGAAGCATGGTGAGACCAACCGTATTTTACACCAGAACGATGTTGATATGCTTCTATATGTCCAATTTTTTTTCCATTATAATGAATGTCGTGTTTAGAAATAAGATCGGGATCCAATTTTCCTTTAGACTTTTTAATTTCTATGCCTGTCATTGTTGCTTCTTGTATAGACTCTTCAACACTCTCACTCATTTTAGACTTTAATGCATCGTGTTGTGTTTTGAAATGATTACATTTTGCCATGTGTAATGAATGGCCATCACGATCACCCATCATTAAAGCTGATTGAGCTTTCTCTTCGTGTTCAGCGGTCATATCTTTTAAATGATCGACCTGTCTTTTCAGTTCGTCATTTTCTTTTTGTTTGGCAAAGTCTAAAAAGGATTTCATTTCTTTTTCTTTTTCTTTTGAATTGTTATACCAATATTGTCTTTTGGACTTTGAATTGGTTCCTTATTTGTTGCACCGTTCAGAACGCCAGCAACACCCATTTCATTGTCACCTGGATCCATAAACGATTCTCTCAGTTTATTTCTGAAAGATTGAAAATTTCTCTCTTCTCTATATGTTACATCACCTAGACCAGACATTGGATAGACTGTTCCCTGTTGACGGGTATCGAATTCTGGTCCAAGTGTTGTAACGTTTCTCAATCTCTGACTAACCGTAGGAGAGTCTCTTAGACCCTTCTTCTTTATTTTTTCTTTGTCTTTGCTGAAGTTTGTCTCTTGTGGTTCTGGGTAGTCTTTGCGGCTTTGCTGCGAGTTTTCTTCGGTATAGGTTCGGAAGATGTAACTACCGGTTCGCTTGTTGGCGTTCCACTTGATATCGTCGGCGCTGGGGTCTCCTGCACGGTTGTCGGCTGGGATATCTCCTGGACCTGCGGCTCTTGGACCTGAACCGGCTGATATTTTTGGATATCCAGTGGATGCTTTTCCGGCGTTGCGCTTGGACTTGTAATTTTCAAAAAATCTAGAATTTTTCTTAACATTTTCATCTTCCTTAAATAATAAACCATAAGATTCTGCGATATTAATTTTACCGCGGCTTTCTAACCAAGAGAACGCAATTTCATTGTAATTTTTGTTCTCAATGAACCTATTTATTTTTTCGTAGGTGTCAGTAATATCTTCTTCAATTTCTTCTAGTGTGGAACTGTTATTGAAGTTGATAAAGTTGTCAAATGTTTGGGAATATGAAAGCTTGCAGGCCTGTGCTTGTTTCCACTTATCATATCTCACAGATTCGGCAATCATTTTTGCCAGTTTTTCGTTTCTATTTTTACTGGCTTCATTTGTGGTGTCAACAAACACCATAGACGTTTCATAACCTAATTCTTCTAGTTCTTCTTTGATTGACAGTAATTTATTGTCGTCAGCAGGTCCATTAATGATCAATGGACCACGATTTCTGACTGCTTCTCTGCGAACATCGTTCGACTTCTCCGAGAGTTTTTGTTTGTCCATCAAAATATCAAAAGCCTGAACCGAATTTAATTCAATGGCTTTACTTTCAGCAATAGCTTCACGTATGATAATATCTTTACCTGAACCTGGTCCACCTGTCACGAAAATTGCTTTAAACAGACCTCTATTGAAGTCTTCGTTGATTCCGAGACCTTTTCTAACATCACGGAACAATTCTTTTGCGTGTTTCTCCGGAACGTGTGATGGAATACCACTTCTGAATCCAGGTTTCTTTTTACCATCTTTGTCAATGTAGTCATTGAAGCGATTATTGACAGCGTGTTCTCTCATTTTGGACGCAGACATACCTTCTGCACCTTCAGAATCAGGATCTCTTTGGCCAGCAGACTTGACTTCGATTTTCTTAAAGTTGAAGAGTTTACCTTGGCCAATTCCATTGTATTGTTTTAACTTCTGTTCATATTCTGGTATACGATCAGAACCAGCAACCATGATTAGATGGTCGTGACCAGCTGCATGAAGTGCTGCGGCGTGTTGTAGGAAGGTTGGTTTTTCTTTATCAGAAGAAACGATATTTGTATCGGGAAAAAATCTTTTTGCGTGTTTTAGTTTAGTATTAACAGCCAAAGGATTCTTTTTGGAGTCCATCGTGTGAGATAAGATAACATGGTGTGGAGCATTGTAATCTTTCGCAATTTCTTTCACGCGATTGACCAATTTTTCGTGACCAATGGTTGGAGGATTCATGCGACCAAAGGCCATTACGACCGGCTTTTTGGTCTTAGAATCGTCTTCTAATTTTTGTAGGAAAGATTTCATTAGTCTTTAAATCCCAAACTCTTTTTAAAATTAAACAAATGTTCGTCGTTATCCAAATCTATATGGCTCTTATTTAATCCATTTTTTCCATCTGGATGAAAAGCAACAGTTCTTGCAGATTTATTGCCTTTTTGTTTTTCCCTAATTCTCCAAACACCTTTACCTGAAATATTTGGTAAACCGTGGCCAGTTTCATCTTTTTTACCCACACTATAAGTGCCAAAACCACCAACTTGCAAAACGTGTACATGATGGTCTTGTAGGTATGCGTGTGCGGGATTTAAATTTGGATGTTTAATCTCTATTGTTTTGGCTCGACCAGATTCTGTTGTTTTAACTTTATTTGGATTTGGAAAATTTTGATTCATGTGATCTAATATTCCAGACTTTTCAATTTGTTTTGCATAAAGCGGTCTTTTCTTTCTTGCTTCATCACCTATGTGCCAACCCTTTTCTTTCGTGTGGTGTATTGTTAATTGGCCCATGGCAGCAGAAACACCATCTTTTGTTTCACCATTTAATAAATTACCATTTACTGTTCCAGCATGAAATTTTTTAGTTTTTCTATTCTCTATAGCAAAATCTGTGCCTGCGGTTGATCCGGCTCCAGATAGGTGACTAGGCATAATTCCGTGATGTTTTAAACGTTCAACAAATTTGTTTTCATAATCGTGACCCTTATTAGGTTTCGCTTCACCGGGTTTGTATAATTTTGAAATGGGAATAACATGTTTCTCACCAACATGGTCTACAGCATTAACATGTATTTTACCGTCGGGATATTTAAAGGCACTACTTATCTTGATTTTTGAACCAGTAGGTAAATCTTCGTGGTCAGTAGCTAATGTATGTGTAAACTCTTGTGAACCTATATGTGGGTTTATGTATTTTTTCAGATGTTCTTCGCCTGCTGCACCAGAGGCTGTCATTTTTCCTCGACCCTCTGTTATTAAAAAACTTTTAAATGTTTTCATATTAAATGTTCCTAATACCAGCAAAGTTTCTACGAGAGAATTCAGCTCTATTTACAAATTTATCTGATTCGTTGTCGTGATGAAATACATATCCTTCAGGATTTGCAGTTTCGCCACCGTGTTTGTGTTCAAATTCTTGGTGTTGATTCATCACATTGATCAGTACATTTTTTGCGGACTGTAAATGACCATGCATTTTGAATAGATTATTATAGTGTTTTTTGTTTCTATCAATCTTACCTAGTTCATCTTTCAGTTCTGTCTGTTTGACTGTTTTGTTTTTTTCGGTCTTCAACTTATCAATAGCTTTGTTTTTGGTAGTTTCTAACCAGTTTTTAAAGTTTTGATGATTGGGTTCTTCACCGGTGCGGACTGTATGATTCATATAAGTTTCTAGGTGACCACCGATGCCGTGGTGTGTGCTTGTGCCAGCATACATGTCATCACCATGTGTATCATGTATGGATTGTGCTGCATTGATGTGCTTTTGAAACTCTTTCTGGTCTTTTGGACTGAAATGTACTTTTGAAGTGTCCATTCTGGGATCAACGGAGAACACATCTGGATGTTTTGCAAATTTTTCGTGGTTAACTTCGTGTGATGCGTTTAAAGCTTTGGCATTTTCACCAGAATATGATAGGTGCGTGACGACACCAATTTTTGCCTTGTCTACGGATTTCTTATGATCTCCGTGGGCGGTGTATGTCAAACCAGAAGGATTTGGATTGAAAGATGTTCCACCATTGTCACTTTTCTTCTTGTCTTCTTGTGAAAACATCATATCACCTTGATAGACACCTTCTTTTGGTGCAACTTTAGGTAAGTGTTTGAGTGCTTCTTTTAGTTTGGAGACAAGACCTGGCGCATGACCGTGGTTCTTTACAATATCAGCTGGAGTGTAGTTGACCTTAGGTGTTTTATTGAATGCCGACTTAGATGCAACAAAAAACTTGCCATTTTCTGGATGGTGGCCATAAACGATGGCCGGTGAACCATCATATTTTGTTGTTAGTTCGGAAGTCTTTTTACCTTTTTTGATATGATCGGCTGCAGCCATCAGAGATTTCATGGCATGTTTTGTACCCCTTTCTCCTTTCTGGAGTGGGCGATCTTCAACGTGCGTCAAATGTTTAATCTGACGGCTCGCACCTTCTTCTTCAGGCTCCACCTGTTCTCTGATAAATGACTTAAAAGATTTCATTAATTTGCCTTTGATTGCAACACACTTTGGTTGCCCGTAGATTTATTTATAATGGATTATACCACACATTGGCAAATTTGTCAAATATTCGGTTCGATATATAGCACTCAATAATGTTCGATTTGCCTGTTTCCTGCAAGCCATCCCCAGCAATGTATTTTGTCAAATTCGACCAAATAATCTTTTGGTATATTTACATAATGTGCATGTTCGGTGTCTGCAATACCATTGGATAACATTTGCAAATTCTTCTGTATAACCGATAAATAGATGTCCATTAAAGATGGGCACATCGACCACATTCTAGTAATTAGTAGGTGATCTGCACCAAACTTAATGTCACCTGTCCAAGTTGGTATTCTTTTTTTGAATGCAAACTTACCAAATAAGTCTTCATATTCTTTTGTATCGAAACTGTCTTCAAGTTCAGACCTTGCAGAAAACTTGAATATTCTTTTCACGGAACTGAGCATCTTACTTAATTTTAAGTCATTTTTAATTGTTGCAAGTGTCGCAAATAACAAACAGTTTTCACCATGACTTTTCAAACCATTTACTGCACAATATCTAGTATTTGGTTCTTCTGATAAGTCGAGATAATAATTTGATAAACCAGCCAAAGTTTCTTTTTCTATCTGTTGAACTGGTCTAACCGAAACATCTGCAAACAATATAATTGCATCAGGTAATATCTTGCGTATAGACTTCAACGATGCAACTGTCTGTGAAAATCTTTCCTCATCATTAAATGCACCAATGGCTGGTTTAAGTGATGAAGTAACAATAAACAGATTCTTATCGGGTATCATAGAAAGTCACTCAGATTGTCAGAGTCGCGATATAAATTAATGGCTTCAGCTCTAGGATATGGATTGGCCTTGTTGTAGTCATTGATCAAAATTCTTCTAGAATTCTGTAGACCACAAATCAAAGTGAAACTCTTGAAACCTAACCGATATAACATCTCTCTTGTCAGTGATGTGTACTCATTTTCCCTAGCAGAAGTAAAGATAAATTGTGCGCCATCATCTTGGAGTTGCAACAGTCTTTTTACATTATTCTGTAAAGGCACTTCAAGACATTTACTTTCAAGATCCAGTCTAGATTGTGCCTTGACAATCGTTCCATCAATGTCACAGAAGATCACTGGTCTGTCATTGTATTCAAACCAATCATTCGCGGTTCCAACGTCAACATAATTTGTGACACTTCTCTTGGTGAAAATGTGTCCTTGATCCAACATTCGACCAATAATATCAGAAACAAAGATTTCACCATTCATTTGTGAAACATATTCAAAAGCAGACTTGTATTGTTCAGCACTTTCGAACTTATAACCACCAACACAGAAAGTATCTGAAACAACTTGTTTCTCTATAATGTTGGTCACAATGTCCTGTTCATTAATAATAACAAAACTCTTTGATGCCAACTTCTTCAGAATCTCATGTTCCGAGATATTAGAAACACAGATATAGTTGCCTGGTGTGTTTTCATGGTCAAAGAAACTGTCACAGTCTTTAACCAAGAACTCGCCTTTGGTACCAGATTCGGATAAAATGCGATATACAGTATCGGCAGGCCCTTTGGTTGGTTTATCAATCACAACAAAATTAAGATTGTCAGGCCATTCATGTTGTATCTGTTCTATGACAGCATATTTGTCTTGGTGTTCTTTTAGAATACCGATGTTGATTTTCATACCGAGTTCTCTATATTTTCTCAGTGCATTCATCAACATCATTTCGCCCTTGTAATCATACAAGAGATATTTTGGCTTCATGTCAGGAAATCTTGTAGATAGTCCTGCTGCGGGTACAATTATTTCCATAGTCTGTTTATTTCCTTCATAATGAATTTATGATTGTCATCACCTTGTTTAGTATGTAGATAGACTCTTAACAACATCAATATTAGAAGATTGTCATCGAAAGCATCTTCATATTGTCTTCTTAGTTTATTTTGTAGGTTCTGTAATTTGACTTCTAACTTGACGTTGGTGTTTCTTAAGAACCATTTGCACTCCAGGTCTTGCCTGAGTTTTGCAATGTCAAAGATATACGAATCATACTCTATCGTCACAGGATCGATCAGGTGAAATCCTGGATCGGTATACATGATGTTCTCTAGTGTCAAGTCACCATGATAGGTAGATTGAGGTAACATTTTGGGTAACTTGCCAATAAATTCCTCTTTTGTGAATGGCATTTCATCACAATCATCCAACCACTTCAACTTACTATAATAAGTTTCGGTATAGTCTTTCATTTTGGAATCATCAGAAAAATTATCAAGCAAAACACTCAAAAAATTAAACAGCTGGTGACTATTGTTGTGTATTAGATAATTCTTCATATCCAAACCATGGATGTATTCCATGATTAGAACATTTTCACCAACAGAATATATTTCGGGAACAGGATAACATGCATCGTATAGAAACTTCATTTGTTTGAAATTTCTTTCTATGTTACCGGTCTTTTCAACGTACAATCCAGTTTTGTTTTCTTTCAAAAATATTTTGCAACCGGAATGACCACTGAGTTCCTTTATGATTTTGTCCATTGTTCGTAATCATCCCGAATTAAAGAATGCCATGTTCCGTTGTGTGCGCCAGGTGGAAATGGATTGTTCATGTTCACATAGACAAGTTTCTCACCAATCAAACCGTGTTTGTGTAGGTTTGCTCTCATCAAGTCTTCACCAATGAATTGATTGCCACCATTGTAGTATTCATCAATGTTTTCATATGTTGACATATATTTCATCATATTTTCTTTTGACGAAAAAGCAAACTGGTCATTCCCAAAATCTCTTGTCGGTACCATTCTGCAATTTGGTATGTACAACTTGGAATTGTCCAACTGTTCGAAAGGAATCTTCACGTTCAATGCATAATCTG